CCATCCCTTGCCACGGTTCGCGCAGCATCTCAACGTCAGTGCCATCAGTACACCAGACGAAGTGATATTCAGGATGATCGCGAAGGTGCTGCCAGATATGCAGCCAGCGCCGGAAGTAGACATTCATCTTTACATCAGGGACAACTACCAGTGATGCGCCTGCAGGTGCGTTTGTCAGCTCATCGGCCAGCACTATCGCGTTACCACCTTTTACCGATGCCGCCCATCTAGACAGCAGGTCAGACGATGCCGTCATTCTGGCATTGCGCTGCGGGTCAGCCTGGCTGGTCAGTAACGTAGTGATCACCACATTACGCTGCTGACGGTAATCTGCGTAGCCGGTGTAACCGCTGTTGCGGCGGTCGTTGTGAATCGTGACGTTACGCTTAACCTGTGCCTCACGGTCAGGTTTTGGGACTGACCGCTCTACAGCCTGATGCTCATCAAGCGAATAAATAAGCTTTTCAGAACCCACAACATCAGCGAACGCCCAGCTCGTTAACCCGGCATTGTGGATGCGCAGCGCTAAATCAGAGTGCTCATACATACCGCGCTGATAGATGGGATCGAAACCGCCAACCTTCTCAATCGCGCTGCGGTGGTAATAAAGCATAACGCCGCGTTGGCCGGTGTAGGCTACGTGCTGAACGTCCCGGTACAACACCGCAATGTCATTGAGCTTTTGCCCGGTGGCAAAGTCCTGAAACTGGTAAGCCAGATGCGGCTCAGGTGATTCGATGTATTGCTGCTCCCAGCCACCAGCAACCGGCCACGCGTCGTCATCCCACAGGAAGAGATGCTCACAACCGGCATCAATCAGGGCTTCAAGGCTGGCGTTCTTAGCAGCCACAATGCCGCGAGAGGCTTCATGCCGTATGACCCTGACACCTTCAGGCTCTGCCACTGGTTTAGCTGACCCATCATCAATAACAACCACCAGCGCACCGGCTGGCAGAAACTTCATCTGATGTTCAATAGCGCGGGATAGAACGTCATGGCGATTATGGGTACTAATAGCTATACCGATTTTGGATGAATGCTCAGATATAGGTGCGTATTCAACCCCATCGATAAAGACTTTCATCCAACCACCTGATTTAAATTGATTACTTAATGTATGAATTTATTTCAATTTGAAATATTAAATTTAGTTAATAAAATCTTAGTGCCTCAATTTTGTGGCACTTACCTTAAGGGGTTTTTTATGTCTTTAAAGCCCGGTCAGAATAGTGGTAATGATGGCGGTGTATACCAGCAGATTGGTCCTCGTGGTGGTAAAACCGAAAATTACACGACTATTCCTGACAACCACACAGCTCCACCAACCAGTAAGCCAGGTTCAACTTGGCAGCAGGTTAAGCGCACGCCAGACAGCAAGCGCTAATCAAAATTCAAACCGGTCGTAAGGCCGGTTTTTTTGCCAGTGTCGCAACGTTTGACAACGTGGCTGACCGTTATCCCTTGTCGGAGGATTCTACTTTTTGAACGATATAGCGTTTATTTTCTTCCATGATTTTCACCGTGAATATCCGAAGGTTTTTCTAAGCGTCGGGCAAACTCTCTAAATGGAATACCGTTAACTTTTAGCGAACCTTCAATAACGTGATTTTGAAATGGCTCAGAGCGTACGGAGTCCGATACACTTTCAACGACTCTGCTAGTTATCTCATCTGACATAGGGAACTCTCCTTTTCACTAATGTGAATAGTATATGCCGATGTCGCAACGCTTCACAGCGTGGCTAACCGTTATCCCTTGTCGGAGGATTCTACTTTTTGAATGATGACAACCCCTTTCCGGGTTCTTGTCTTTACTTCGCCATTCTCTATTTCAATGTTGCCTTTCGCATCAGTTGCCACTTCAACGATTTCGCCATCCACATCGTCAGCGGTTAGGCAGCGGATAATTTCTTTACCATCAAGAGTTACCCGGAAACGTTCTACACCCGGCATTACCTTAACGCCCGGATCATCATCTAATACCGTTATGCGCATATAACCTCCAGGCACCATCATCAGGCGCACTCGCAAATGCGCCTTGTGATGAACTCAGCAGTCTGAGTCTGGACGGGCTACAGCACGACATGCCGCCATACAGGCACGCTGCATATCCTTATGTGCTTCGCGCAACCATTCATGCGCTTCCCAGTTTTCCTGCGAGTTCTGCAGGCTGGGGTCGCTCTGCATATCGTTACGATGCTCCATCAACAGAGCAATGAACTGTCGGCTCAGCTCTTTGAACTGGTTCATCTTGCCGATTTCGCCAAAAGAGAGAGTCCGATAGCCCTTAACGGTGCTGCCGTCCTGCGGTTTTGCTTCGCTCATGATTTTCCTCTCATTAACGTTACCGCTTACGCTTGCAATAACGATGTATGCTTTTAATCTTTCAGAACAACAATAAGCAGTGTTCCTCTTTGAATGGCCCTGCACGGGGCCTTTTTTTTAATCTTTCACCTTCATAACTGGTTCGATTGGCTTCACATGTGTGAACATGAAGCCTTTAAAAGAATTTTTTACTTGTTAAACGCGCTTAATCCTAAGCAATGGTGAAGCCACCAGCCGATGATTCATTGTGTTTATGCTGAAAAGTGAACTCATTGAATGCAGTTTTCAGCACAAAAAAAACCGCCCGGAGGCGGCTTAGTGCTCGTGTTTATTTATTAATGGATTACAAAGAGCGATTTGCAGTGCGGGCATAACAAAGCTTGCTCTTTTGAAACCTTCGTAACGGACTGCTTGGACGTTTTCCCGCAAACTGGACACTTAGCGTCAGTGTTGATTCTGGCGATACGGTCCATTACCTGACTGAAGTAGGACATGGTATTCGGCCTTTCTCATGAATGAGACTAATCATAACACTGCTGGTTGTTTTTTAATCAGAACCATTACGAATAATCTTAAGATACATCATGAAAAGATTAGTTACTCACGCAAGGCCATTGACCGGCTCCCCATTGATTAGCCTGCGCTTGGATTTAATCAGCAGACAAAATTCTCGGTAGCTACCTTTGGATTAGCTATCAATATCATTTACATGAATTATAGCCATGTAAGGCAGACTGCCACCAACCTCTCTATCCCGCATCTCATAATCCAGTATGTCAAAACACAACATCTTAGCGCCCTGCCTCAACAAAATTTTTTCACCAATATCGAATGGGCAGGTTCGATCTTTGAACGGTATCAGAAGTTGGTTGTTTGTGGTGTCCGCTTGCCCGATATACGTAATATTTTCGAACGAGAACTCGTCAGGAAACAGAGCTTTTTCCGAAGCCATAGCCGTACCTTGCCCATTAAATGTGTGAAATCAGATCATCACATTTAATGGGCAACAGGAACAGGATGCATATCAAGCTTCCTGACTGCAGCACGATCAATATTGCACTGTCCAAGAGCGCCATATAACTCAGCGTTGAGGCTTACGCTGTCACCGAACGTCATATCCTGTGACGGCGCTGGTACATCAATCGGGCTGGTCAGTTCAGCCGGAAGGCTTAGCTGTGGCTGCTTTACTGTCCGGTACTCCACCAGCGGCTTTTGCTGCGTTACGCAACCGGTCAGCAGCATCAGGGGGAACAGGAGCAACAGCACACTTGTCCGCCGCAAGGTAACGCTTAATTTCATTCTGTAATTTCCGATTCTGCTGGGCTGTTACGGCACGCTGCTCTGTGACCTGACTCATCACTTCGTTTTGCTGCTTAACGGCTGTTACCAGCTCAGTGACACTGGATGCCAGGTCATCGTTCTTTGAACGCAGGTCCTTAATCTGATCGTCTTTGCTGTTTGCCAGCTTCTCAAGTCTGTCGTTCGTTGCTTTCAGCTGTGAGTTACTGGCATTCAGCCCCCACAGCGCCACGCAGATAAGACCGATGATGACCAGGCCTGAATTGTTTCGGATAAAGCCGATTACGTTGAACATAGAATCCCCTTAGATTTTGATAAGCGGGATTTCCGGTCGTCCAGACCATTGGTGCCACCGTTAATGATTCTGGTGATGCGGAGAACATCATCAGAGTCTGCCAGCTCGTTTAAGCCGTGATTCTTCCACCATGCCGCAGCAGACATCGCAGCAAAGCGATAGCCCAGCAATAAATCAGGGTTTGCCACTACATCAGCGCCCAGCTGTTTTACCAGTGCTGCATAGTTGGCCTTGCCGGTAATCTGAATCAGGCCGCGACCGCGATAGCGGTAACCATCACCGGAATCAACATCACCATTACCGTTACGATTTGCGTAAATGATGCTGGCGATCATCTTCTGGTTAGCCACATGCATCGCATTACGACCATAGGCTCGGGCCTGCTCAGCGGTGATGCGCTTGCCAAACATTGCCGTAAGCGCGTTCTCACTGTAGTTCAGCCCCTCTTCCACCTTCAGGAACCCGGCTGACTCATGCCCCGTCTGCGCCAGAAAGTGAGCCTGACGCAATGGCGTACTTATCTGGAACGCAGAGAGGCTTGCCGCTATATGAGGAAACCATGCATCACGCAGCGCATTACTCACGCCGGTCGCGAGCTGAAAACTACTGGCTGTCAGCATTACTGTCTCCCAATCGCTTATCTATCTGACGGCGTATCCTCGTTGATACGTAATCCACACCGAGGAAGCCAAGGAAGACCGCAGCAACCCGCGTAATGTCTTCACTGAAATGCCAGTTGAACACCGAACCGATCACCTGCAGGCTTGGTTGCAGGAAGAAGGCAAAGACGCTGCACATCGCAGCATCAAGCAGGCGGCGTGACCATGCGTCTTTGCCAACGTAAGTGGCTCTAAGAATCGCCATGACTCCGGCAAGCCCCGCATAGCCGGTTTCGTTTTTGTGGGCGTAAAGCCAGGCAATCAGGCTTGCCCAGAACCCAACGTCTTTGTCCGGCATGCGTTTCATCCTCACCTCCGTTAATTGGCAGGTGCTGTCAGTAGTTATAAGAAAGATGCGCAACACCACGGTGTCAAAAGTGTGTGTGGAGACTGATTGGTGTGCGCAAAAACGAAAAAAAGGCCGCTCTAATGGCGACCAATTTTAAAATCTGTTCTGTGGGTGAAAGATTAAGACAACCACACCTTAAGCACCCCTTAAAATATGAGCGCCAAGCGGATGTGATCGAATTAAAGCTGCAGCTCCAGGTGCCTCCCGGTAAGCCATTGAATGGTCAAACCGGCTCGTGAAAGACAACACACAGCTTATGCTAATGCGACCATTTGCACCCCACCGCTTAGGGGGATTAGCTGCAACACTCTGACACTAACAGTTAATCGTTACAGTTATATCCTAAAACATCATTTCTGCTGAGTAAGGCAAAGGTGCAAAGAGGTGAATGCTTGCAATAGCTTAGGGATATTAATTATCCGCCATAGCGGTTTTGAGCAAATAAAAAGCCCCGCTAACTGGTGAGTTCGCGAGGCTCTTTGAAATCCACATTTGGAACTGACTTTTAGCAGATAAGCTGCACTGCTTGGTAATCGACCTTATCAGATTACTAAGGAAAATGCGGACCGCGTGAGAGGTTTTTTCAATATTTTTTTCGGCGTCAGTTCGGCATCCATATCCAGCCGAACATCAAGCATCGCCAGACAGCCCTCAATGAATCCCTCAGCCATCTGAATCTCAATTCTCACCAACTTCTCATCTCGCTTGGCCTGCTTTGCCAGGGAACGCTTCGAGATATTAAAAAAGTAATGCAGC